CAATACGATGAGATCCGACGCGTGAATGATGAAGGCGGCCCCGGTGTTGACTTCATCTATGGGATCAAGGATGGCAATACCGAGCTGCAGGCCATTCGCTTCGATGCAACACGATTCAGCGCCGACGAGGCCCGGCAGTGGCTAAGCGACAATGACATGCAGGAGATCTTGTTTGAAGTGGCAACCGGTGAGCGTATGCAGCGCTCGGAACCGGTGTCATTCACGCGTTCAGCGCAGATCGCAGAAGATGACCGCACGCTTGAGTTCCCATTTTCAAGTGAGTATCCCGTTGCGCGTTACTTCGGCAATGAGATCCTGGCCCACACCCGCGAGGCCGTAGACCTTGCGCGGCTGAACGATGGCGCGCCGCTGCTGTTCAACCATGACCCCGACAAGCTGATCGGCGTGGTTGAGCGCGCATGGGTGGATGAAGACCAGAAGCGCGGCTACGCACGCGTGCGCATGAGCCGCAATCCATTTGCGCAGGAGGTGATGAATGACGTTCGTGATGGCGTGCTGCGCAATGTGAGCTTCGGCTATGCGATCAACGATATGGAGCAGCGCGGCGAAGACTTCATCGTGACGCGATGGAGCGCGCACGAGCTATCGCTAGTGTCAATTCCTGCCGACCCTACAATCGGAGTAGGGCGTTCAATGGATGCTCCGGTCGCGGCCACAGCCGCATCACTTGTCCCAACTTCTACCGACATGGAAGACACCACCACCGATCTGATGGCGGTGCGGGCTGAAGCGGCTTCAGAGGCTGCCAAGGCTGAGCGCACCCGCATCTCTGGCATCACTGCTATCACCGAAAAGCACGGCATGGCCGACCTTGGCCGCCAGCTGATCGAATCCGGCCGCAGCCTTGATGAGGCTCGTGCTGCTGTGCTCGATCAACTTGGCAGCAAGGCGCAGCCTGTTTCCGAGTCTGCTGGCGACATTGGCCTCAGCGCCAAGGAAACCCGTGAGTTCAGCTTCCAGCGCGCGATCAACGCACTGGCCAACCCTGGCGACCGCAAGCTGCAGGAGGCCGCGGCCTTTGAACGCGAGTGCTCCGAGGCTGCCGCTGCACGCGCCGGCAAGGTTGCTCAGGGCATCATGGTGCCGAGCGAGGTGCTGCGCCGTGATCTGACTGTTGGCACCGCATCCGGCGCTGGCGATCTGGTCGGTACTGACTTCCGCCCCGGCAGCTTCATTGAACTGCTGCGCAACCGCTCGGCACTGGCCGGCCTTGGCGTCACCAGCCTGACCGGACTGACCGGCAACGTGGCCATCCCGCGCCAGACCGCTGCGGCGACCGCCTACTGGGTGGCTGAATCGGGCTCGCCCACCGAGAGCCAGCAGACCGTCGATCAGGTGAACCTTTCGCCAAAAACCGTAGGCGCTTTCACCGACTACAGCCGCCGCCTGATGCTGCAGGCCAGCATCGACGTGGAGCAGATGATTCGCCAGGATCTCGCCACTGTGCTGGCACTTGAGATCGACCGCGTGGGCCTCTACGGCCTGGGCAACAGCAGCCAGCCGCTTGGCATCAAGCTGACCACCGGCATCAACACTGAGGACTTCGCTGCCAACACCCCGACCTATGCCGAGGTGGTGAGCATGGAATCCAAGATCGCCGCAGACAACGCCGACATCGGCGCCATGGCATATCTGATGAACGCCACCATGCGCGGCGCTCTGAAGACCAAGGACAAGGGCACCGACACCGGCGCCTATGTGTTCGAGCCTGGCGGCACTGTCAACGGCTACAACGCCGTCGTCAGCAATCAGGTTGAGACCAACGACATCTTCTTTGCGGTGTGGAGCCAGCTGATCATGGCGATGTGGAGCGGCCTGGATCTCACCGTGGATCCCTACACCCACAGCACCAGCGGCACCGTGCGCGTGGTGGCCCTGCAGGATGTGGACTTTGCGGTCCGTCATCCCGAGGGCTTCTGCCGCGGCAACAACACCCTCTGATGTTGATTCAAATCCTTAAGGACACGTCCATCAGGGGCGTGGCTGTCAAGGCAGGGCAGGTGGTTGATACCGAGCAATCGGACGCCACCGCTCTGATCAACATGGGCAAAGCGCAGCCGGCTCCGATCGTGGAGCCGGCCCCGGCAGTTTGCCCGCAGCCTTTCCGCAAATCCACCCGCAAGAGGACCAATGGGAATCCATCAACAGACGCTTGAGAAGCTGCAGCATTTCACGCTGCTGGCTACTACCACCATCACCGCTACCGGCAACCAGACCGGCGTCGATCTCCTTGAGTACGACGGCGACATTCAGATCATCCTGGCCGGCACCGCTGCTGGCGCCAGCGCTGATCTGACGTTCCGCATTGAGGAATCTTCCGACAACAGCACCTTCACTGCTGTGACCGGCGGCACCTTCACTGCGATCGGCAACGCTGCCTACAAGGAAGTGAAGACGCTCAACCACGACGACCTGAAGCGTTACATCCGCCTTAGCTGCACGGCTGAGACGGGCACCGCTTCCAGCGCTGTTACCTGCTTCGGCTTCGGCCTGAAGAAGTACGGCTGATGGCGCTAACAGAGGACTTATCTCTGTTCCTGGCCGATTTCGGCGTCACTGTTACCAGTGGCGCCGTTACCGGCCTTGGCATCCTTGACATGCCTGGTCAGGTGGTTGCTGGTGAAATGATCATCACCACTGACTACAGGCTGACAGCAAAAACTTCTGAATTTGGCGGATTGATTTATGGCGCAGCCGTGACCGTAGATGGTATCAACTATCAGGTGCGTGATGCCATGAAGATTGACGATGGCGAATTCACCGAATTGATGTTGATGCGAGTTGCGCCGGAAAGCTCGGCAGCCGGTCAGGATCCACGACAGTTCGGACTTGGCGACCTTGCCGATGTTGACGTGGCTGGCGCACAGGCTGGCGATGTGCTGGTGAATGATGGCACAAACTGGGTGGATGGGCAGGACGATAATGGAACAGCGGTAGCGGTGGCACTGAGCTGATGGCCAAGACTCTCCTGTCCACTTACACCTTCACACCAGGCGCCGCCAATGCCGGCACCGTGGTGGTGCCTGGCAGTTACACGCTGGAGCAGTTCCTGCTGATCACGAACGTGACCAGCGGCACGATCCTGTATCAGTTCAACGTGCCATCGAAGGGTGCGGTGCTGACCACCGGCGGTGGCAACACGACGCTCACGCTTGAGTTCAGCACGCAGTCGATGAGCGCTGCGGATCGGCTGCAGGTGTTTGTTGACGATCCTGCTGCCGGCGGCGGCGGTGGTGGGCTGACGGATACCCAGCTGCGCGCATCACCCGTTCCGGTGAGCGTGAGCGGTGTTGCCACAGCCGCGAATCAGACGACCGGCAACAGCAGCCTGAGCAGCATCGATGGCAAGGTGCCGGCCCTGGTGAGCGGCCGCCTGCCGGTGGATGGCAGTGGCGTCACGCAACCGGTGAGCGGTACGTTCTGGCAGGCGACTCAGCCGGTGTCAGGGCCGCTGACTGATGTCCAGCTGCGCGCCACGGCGGTGCCGGTGAGCGGCACGTTCTGGCAGGCGACTCAGCCGATCAGCGGCAGCGTCTCGATCACAGGCACTGCTGCAGTCTCTGGCCCGCTGACCGACGCCGAGCTGCGAGCCACTGCAGTGCCTGTGTCTGGCACCTTCTGGCAGGCCACGCAGCCGGTGAGCGCCAGCGCCCTACCGCTCCCGACTGGCGCCGCAACAGAGACGACGCTGGCAGCAGTGAACGGGAAGCTGCCGGCGCTGGACAGCGGCCGGCTGCCGGTGGTGTTGCCGGCTGGCGGTGGCGGACTGACAGACACCGAGCTGCGGGCCACGCCTGTAGAAGTGATCAACACCAGCCCAGTATTCATGCGTGCGGGCTTTGCTGAAGTCGGCAGCGGGATCGTCGGCAAAGCGGCTGAGGAGTTCACCCTGCTGCAGACGGGCAGCGGCATGACGGTGAACCAGTCGAGCGGGAACCTTGTCATCACGACCGGCACAACCGCCAACAGCGAAACGGTGATCCGCTCGATTGATACGTTCTCAGGCTCATTGCTGGCACGCCTGAAGGTGATCCTGTCTCAGAGGATCGCCAACCAGACATTCAGATACGAGCTGGCTGATTTGATTGGTGCGGCGCTGTCCTACACAATCAACAGCGCCACCAGCGTCACAGTCACTTTCCCCACCACCAACCCGTTCACAGCGGCCAATGTCGGCCAGAGCGTCCGACTGTCGCGAATCACTGGCGCCGCTGGCATCCCAGGCCGCTACGCCATTGCCAGCGTCTCAGGGCTCACAGTCACTTTCACCGTTGCAGCATGGCCGGCATCCGGTAGCGGCACCCTGACCCTGTACGGCTGGAACTACATCCAGTTGGAGTACAGCGGCACCACTGCAACCAATGCCAGCTTCGACGCACAGCGCCGCGGCTGGAACAGCGGCAACACCACCGCCACGATCAACACCACTGCATCGCCTGGCCATGTCGGGCAGATCAGCTTCGACGTATTCACGACTGGATTCTCTGATGCGCTGGTGGCCAGCAACACCGGCTACCAGTGGACAAACCGAGCCAGCAGGATCGAGAACGTTCCTGATCCTGATACGGTGCTGTACCTGTTCATCGTGGTGCAGAACGGCAGCACTGCGCCGGCCAGCACCACCACACTGACGACCGGATTCATTCAGATTGAGGATCAGGGACGGCAGAAGATCCGAGTAGCGAGTAGCGATCCTGTTGGTAGCCATGCGCTGCCGGTGCAGGTGCTGGGCGGTGCGTTGGGCACGCAGCCGGTGAGCGGCACGGTCACCGCCAACATCGGCACCGGCACCGTCGCAGCCGTCACCGCCGCCAACCTGGCGCTGCCAGGCATCATCGCGGATGTGGCCTCAGCCGCGTTGACAACAACCACGACCACGGCGGCATTCACGCCGACGTTTGGCACCAGCTACAGCGTCAGCATCCCGGTTACCGCAGTCACCGGCACCACGCCGACGCTGGATGTGGCGATCGAAGAATCCGACGATTCGGGCGGCAACTGGTTCAAGGTGTACGACTTCCCGAGGATCACCGGCACAGGCATCTACCGCTCACCGCTCATCAGGATTGTCGGCAACCGGGTGCGATACGTGCAGACCGTGGGCGGCACCACGCCATCGTTCACCAGGGCAATCAACCGTCTGCAGAACAGCAACAGCTCCGAAGCCGTGCGCCAGCTGATTGATCGCAGCATCGTGCTGACCACCCTCAACAGCACAACGCCAAGCCTGGACACCAGGGACGCAGGCAACCGCGCTCAGCTGGTGGTCAACGTCGGCGCAATCACGACCACGGCACCAGCGCTCCAGATGGAGGGCAGCGACGACAACGGCGCCAGCTGGTACGCGATCGGCACCCCGCTCACCGCTGTGGCCAGCTCCACGGTGCAGCTGACGGTGGTGGACATCAACGCTGCGCTGATGCGCGTCAGGGTGAGCACCGCCGGTTCAGGCGTCACCGCTGGTTACGTGATGATCAAGGCACACGACTGATGAGCGCACCGATTCGCACCAATACTCGCGCGGCTTGGATCACAGGCAATCCAATCCTGTTGGCTGGCGAGTTTGGCCGCGAATCGGACACAGGCAATATCAAGATCGGCAATGGCGCGCAGCGATGGAATGATCTGCCGTATCACGGTTGCCCTGGGTACTGGGGCAGCTTCTGGGATTCCACCTCGCAATATGTGGCGACGATCAACACGCCAACTGCAATCTTTCTGCGCTCTGGCGATCTTGCCAATTACGGCGTTGCGATTGCATCAAACAATCGCATGACGGTGCTGTATCCCGGCATCTATAGCATTACATTCTCCATCCAATTCAGCAATGAGGATGCGCAGATCCATGATGCCAACGTATGGCTGCGCAAAAATGACAGCGGCACGCCTGGCGATGTGGCCAACTCGGATAGCCGCTTCAGCATCATTTCAAGTCATGGCGGCGTGCATGGCAATGTGATTGGCACCGTCAACTTCGTGATGGAGCTAGCCGCTAATGACTACATCGAGCTGATGTGGGCTGCGACTAATCTCAACGTCTACATTCATGCCGAGGATGCCGGTGCATCGAATCCTGCCATCCCTGGCATCATCTGCACAGTCACCCAAGTTGCCAGCGCCTAAGCCATGACAACACGCCGCGAAAGCATACTGGCCACTATTGCCTCATCACTGGCTGGTACGACTGGCGTCAGCACGCGCATCTACCGCAGCAGGGTGGAGCCGATCACACGTGGCGAGTCGCCGGCCATTGTGGTTGAGCCGATCTCAGATCAGGCCAACACGGACGTGAGCTTCTGCAAAACCGACTGGAGCCTGACGGTGCGGATCGCCGTGATCGTGCGCGGCGCGATCCCAGACCAGCAGGCTGATGCAACCATTGAAAGCTTGCACGCCAAGGTCATGGCCGACCAGACAGTTGGTGGCTACGCGATGAGCATTGAGCCGCGTGGCGTGCAGTTCGACATGGTGGAGGCTGATCAACCGGCTGGCGTGATCGCGTGTGATTACCTGATCAGGTATCGCACAGCAGTCGCTAATCTGGCAACAGGTTGATCATCGCTAGCATGTTGGATGAATACCACGGCCAAGGCGGCTCATACGTCTTGGACCCTGAAAC